GCACTGAAGAATGGATTTTGATTTCATATTCAAACTGATTGTGACTGTATCCTTCTTCGCTGTGAGCCTTGCCCTAGTTCTGAAGTGGGCAGTGGGGGCGTACCTAGATTACGTCCAAGTCATGGAAGGCATTCGCATCATCACCTTGGAAGAACACAAAGAACGAGACATGAAAGAGGAACGTGATGATATTAATTATTGATGCCGACATCATAGCATACAAGGCAGCTGCATCTTGCGAACACCCTATCCATTGGGGTGATGGACTGTGGACTCTGCATAGCTTTGAGGCTGACGTAGGTACATACATCGGAGTGTTTGTTGACACCTTGATGACAGAGGCTGGGGCAGATAAGGCACTATGTTGCCTGTCTGATAAAGAGAACTTCCGTAAGGAACTAGCCCCCTTCTACAAGGCTAACAGGGCTGACACTCGTAAGCCTATGCTTCTCAACTTCGCTCGTGAGTACATCAAAGAGCATTGGGATACCACCATCATAGACAAGCTTGAGGCTGATGATGTTATCGGCATCACAGCTATGGCTCAGGAAGACTGCATCATTTGGTCTGAGGACAAAGACCTTATGACTGTGCCTGGAACCCACTTAGTTAAGGGTGAGATGGTTGAGGTTACTGAAGATGAAGCAGACCACTTGTTCTACACACAGGTTCTCACAGGCGACACAGCCGACAACTACAAGGGTTGCCCCGGCATTGGCGCAGTAAAGGCAGAGCGTCTACTCACCCCAGCAGAGGGAGAGACAGCTACCAATGTGTGGAGATGGGAACAGGTAGTTCAAGCCTACAGCAAGGCTGGTCTTAATGCAGATGAAGCTCTCCTACAAGCAAGGCTTGCTTACATCAAGCGAGAGTTAACCACAGATTTATGGGAGCCACCACATGCGACATGAGGAGTATATGCTACATGCGCTTAACACCTATTCTGAGAATACAGAGAACGGCACTGCAGACCTCCAGAAGACGGACAGTAAACTCCCCCAAGAAGCCAGTAAAAGAAAAGCCATCCCAATCTACACAGGGTTCGTCAAGTACTTCCCCCTTGCCATAGCAGAGGTAGCCAAGATTTCCCTCAAGGGAGGCATCCAACACGGGCAGACAGCACAGACCCTGCATTGGGACAGGTCAAAGTCTGGTGATGAACTGGATGCCATGATGCGCCATGTGATTGATGAGGATTGGGCGCAGGTAGCTTGGAGAGCAATGGCTAACTTACAGAAGCAGATGGAGAATAAGGATGATTAACTTTAACGATTATCAGAAGAAGGCAATCACGACTGCAGTGTACCCAAAGAAATATGGCATTTCATATCCAGTGCTTGGGTTGGCTGAGGAAGCTGGGGAGGTTGCTGGCAAGGTTGCCAAGATGATGCGAGATGGCATCCCCCTAGCCAAGCAGAAGAAGAATATTGAAGCAGAGATGGGTGATGTTCTGTGGATGTTGGCAGCCTTGGCCTACGACTGCGGCCTATCACTCCAAGAGATAGCAGAGAAAAATCTAATGAAACTAAACGCACGGCAATCGGCAGGCACACTCCACGGGGAGGGAGACAATAGATGAGCATAAGCAACAGACACTACGGAATGACCCTCCCTCTTTCTGAGGAGATTGACACTATCAAGTACAGGCAGACAGGCGAAAGTTTCTACGACAAAGTAGTTCGTATCGCCGCTGCCTTGAAAGATAGCCCCGACCACTTTGAAACATTCAAGGATACCCTACGCCACCTGCGTTTCCTCCCTGCTGGCAGGGTACAGAATGCTATGGGTGCAGCTCGACAAACTACGGCATACAACTGCTTTGTCTCAGGACACATTGAGGATTCAATGGAGTCCATCATGGAGAAGGCAACTGAGGCTGCCTTTACGATGAAGAAGGGTGGAGGTATTGGGTACGACTTCAGTCGCCTACGCCCAAGAGGAGATAGGATTGTCACCCTAGACAGCCGAAGCAGTGGCGCAGTCAGCTTCATGGGCATATTTGACGCAGTCTGCCAGACCATAGCCTCGTCAGGCCACCGCCGCGGCGCGCAAATGGGGGTGCTACGCATCGACCATCCCGATATCGAACAGTTCATTGCAGCCAAGCACAACTCTGACAAACTGACAGGCTTCAATATCTCTGTAGGTGTGACTGACAAGTTCATGGAATGTCTTGAAAACGACACTCCCTTTCCTCTTGTCTTTGAAGGTAAGGTTTATAAAGAGATAGACCCCAAAGCCCTGTGGGATAGGATTATGAATAGCACATGGGATTGGGCTGAGCCTGGAGTCCTGTTCGTTGACACCATCAACAAGCAGAACAACCTGCATTACTGCGAAACAATCGAAGCGACTAACCCATGTGGTGAGCAGCCCTTGCCTCCCTACGGTGCTTGTCTATTAGGTTCCTTTAACCTGACTAAGTATGTACTGGATGGAGCATTTGATTATGGATTGTTTACAGGAGACATACATACCGTTGTAAGGGCTATGGATAATGTTATCGACAGGACAATCTACCCCCTACCTCAGCAGGAAAGAGAAGCAAAGAACAAACGCAGGATGGGACTAGGTGTCACTGGTCTAGCGAATGCCGCTGAAATGTGTGGACTACCTTACGCCTCTGAGCAATTTATGGAGTTTACTGAGAAGGTTATGGAAACCTTGCGTGACCATTGCTACTCAGCATCTGCTGACCTTGCAGAAGAGAAAGGCTCCTTCCCTCTGTATGATGAATACCAGTACCTACAAGGTGAGTTTATCAAGAGTCTATCACCTTGGGTTATTTCTAAGATAAAGGAAAAAGGTATTCGTAACAGTCACTTAACAAGCATTGCTCCTACTGGGACAATCAGTTTAACAGCAGATAACGTATCGTCAGGCATCGAACCTCCATTTAGTAACTTCTATGACCGTACAATCCAGCAGTTTGATGGACACACAGTCGAGCGAGTTGAAGATTATGCCTACGCTCAGGGGTACAAGGGACGTACCGCAAACGAGATTAGCGCACAGGAACACCTCGCTGTTTTGGCGTTGGTATCACAGTATGTGGACTCAGCGGTATCTAAGACTTGCAATGTAGGTGACCAAGTATCGTATGACGACTTTAAGAAACTGTATGCAGATGCGTGGAAGATGGGCTGTAAAGGCATAACTACGTTCCGCGCAAGCGGCAAGAGATACGGAATTTTGAACGAGGTTGGCGATAACGACAACAAAGCTGAGGCCTGTTTCATTGACCCCGACACTGGTCAGAAGGAATGTGGTTAAGCCTAACCTTCACCTATAGGTACTATCATTATGAAAATATTCAATGATGCCCCAACTTTATCAAAGGAACTACTTAATCATATTAAGGATTTGTTCCCTAATCAACTTCCAGCAAACGAGATTTCTCTAGAAGACCTCCGTTACCTGCAAGGCCAGCAGTCTGTAATGAGAAAGCTGGAAGAGTTGTACAACCAGAATTTTGAGGAATAACCCTATGTGTTTATCTAGACCTAAAGCGCCGCCACCTGTCGTACAGGCACAGCCTGCCCCCACCACTTCATCAACATCAGCCGGGCCTGACTTTGATACAGGAACACCGACTGTGGACACACAATCTACAGTTAATAATAAGAATAAACGGGGCAAAGACAAATTGAAAAACTCCAAAACTACTGACCCGTCACTCTCAATCACTGGTTCAACTGAATCAGGCGTATCTATGAACCCTTAGAGGATTAGACAATGGCACTAGAGATTAGCGAAGGTACTGCCGCTAAACGCTACGCTATGTGTGAAGCATCAAGGGATGTATTCTTACAACGTGGGCGTGACGCTGCAGAACTTACCATCCCTACTCTCCTGCCCCCAGATGGACATAGCGGTAGCACAGTGTATGAAACCCCCTATCAAGGGGTAGGAGCAAGAGGCACTAACAATCTAGCCTCAAAACTGCTCCTTACACTGCTACCTCCCAACAGTCCGTTCTTTCGTCTTACCATTGATGACTTTGACCTTGCTGAATTAGCAGGTACTGACGCTCGTGGTGCTGTCGAAGAGGCCTTGTCTCGTATTGAACGAGCAGGGATGCAGGAGATAGAAGCCAAAGCAATGCGTGTGCCTGTGTTTGAAGCCCTCAAACAGCTTATTGTTACAGGTAATGCCCTACTATACATGCCCAAGAATGGTGGCATGAAAGTGTATAAGCTTGACCGATATGTGGTTAAGCGGGACGCAATGGGTAATGTTTTGGAAATCTTGACGAAGGAAAGTGTCAACGCACTCATGCTTCCTCAAGAAATCCGTGAGGTTATTGAAACCTCTGATACGGAAATGAAAAACCTTGAGCTTTACACCCACACAATTCGTGTGAACAAAGGCTGGGAAGTTTACCAAGAGGTACAGGGAATAGAAATTCCTGGTACTCGTGGCAAATTCAAAGAAGAAGAATGCCCCTTTATACCTCTTCGTTTCACTCGTGTAGATGGCGAAGACTATGGTAGAGGATACGTTGAAGAATACATTGGCGACCTAAGAAGCCTTGAGGCTTTGACAAAGGCTATCGTTGAGGGGGCTGCGGCCTCATCTAAGATACTGTTCCTTGTCAAACCAAACGGCACAACCAAGACCAGAACCCTAGCAGAAAGCCCTAACGGTGCTATCGTTAGTGGGGATGCAGCTGATGTT